AAATGTATGTGTATTATCATTAACTTCAATATCATACACATATTCATCATCAAATTCACCAATGCATTTTACTGAGTCAATATGTTCTAATTTAAAATCTAAAACACTGTCATTAATAAAAGTTGTTAAGACTTTATCAGAAAATATATTAATGTCCTCTGCAATAATTTTTATAAGTTTATTATTACGCAAAACCATTAAAGAGTGATCATTTGTTACAATAATTTCTTTTCCTGATTTTGTTTTAAGTTTCCATTTTTTCTTACTTACTTTATGCCTTATTATTTTTGCAACTAGTGCGTGATAAAGCCCTTTTTCAATAGAATAATTAAGTATCTTGCAATTCGGTTTAATAATTTCATCTCCTCGCTGAGAATATTCTAAATCTGACACCTTAGAATAATTTCTAAATGCCTCTTCGATTGTTTGTTCAGTATTATCAATTACTACTTTACTTTCCTTATCAACACTGTCAGTATCAATATATGTTACAGTTGGTGCATATACTTGTCCTGTAATTGTTATACCTAATTTTTTATGAAGTTCAACATCTTTATGCCAAAATTCATGAGCATATTTATTAAGCATACGTTCTGCAAATAAAATAGCATCTTGACCTTGTAATGTAATTGATTCAGCAATATCAATATTGAAAAAATAAAACCATTCATTACCAAAACTACCATAAATTGAATTAAGAATTCGTTTAACAGATTGCTCTAAATTATAAAATCTATCTACTAATTCTTGCTCAACTATTAATAAATGCTCTAATTCTTGTTTACTTAATTTATTTAAATCTTCATTCATATTTACATCATATTACTATTATTATAGTTTAAACTATATAATTGTTTCAGTAAAATTATATATTAACCCTAAAAAAGGAACTTAAGTTCCTTTTTAATATTTTATATATTAAGCAATTAATCTGTTTGACAAGTTGCAATTGATAATAAAGTTTTACTTTCATTTGATTTAAAAATAAGTTTATTATGACATACTGAACATATATAAACTTCGCCATCAAACAAATTTAAATATTTTTTATAAAATAAAACTGAATCACCTTCACTATTAGATTCAAGTGAAGTTGCAATTAAAGTGTTAAAAGTATCGTTTAAACCCTTAAACCATACTTTATTATCTTTAAGTTCAATATTAAAAGTATCAACATCTTTTTCAAGATTTAATCTACTTTCAAGTTTATTAATATCATCATTATCTAATGTAAATTTAAATAAATTTTCACTATCATCAAAAATTACTGCAAGTTGAGCAATAGTTAAATCCATAAAATTAATAGCAGGATCAGCACATGGTAATTTAATTTTATCTGTTTCATTTGTATTTGAAATAATAAATTTTGTTGCAATCCATCCAGCATCTGTTTCTGAAAAAGTTACTTCAGCTTTCATTGTTTCTAAACCAAATGTTTTTAAAGCTTCAATTATTCTATTACCATTATAAAACGAAATTTTATAAATATCGTTATCTATTTGTTTAGTATCCATTTCAAATAATGTTGAAATAGGTATAATTTGTTGCTTAATAGCATCATGTCCTGGAAAATATACATTTGATATAATATTATTATCTTCTAATTTTAGATAAATAAATTTATCAATTGATATTAATTTCTTAATAAAAGATGAAATAGGTCCTGAATTTAACTTATCTATTATTACAATTTTTTCTTTATTTAATGTAGTATCCATATTTTAATATTATATTTATTATTATTATAATAGAAAAATAAAATAAGTTTCAAACATAAAAAAACTTCCCGTAAGAAGCTTTTAATAAAATTTAAAATTTACTCTTTCACCGCTTCTGTGGGGATTGCATATTTTATTTTATATATCCTAAAAAAACTCCTATACAGGAGTTTTTTAAATAATTAAAATACTTAAAATTAAACTTTTGCAGCATTTTTAGTATCCTGTACATCTTTACGTACATCTTGTGCTAAACTTTTAATGTCTTGCATTGATTTTCTTAATCTTGTACCAGCAGCTTTATTACCTTTTTCGTAAAATTTGTCTGCGTCAATCTGTGTATTTTCTACAACAGCTTTTAATTGTTCAAATAAATTCAATTCCATAATTATATTTATATTTTAGTTTAAACTGCTTAAGCAGTTCTTTTTATATATCTAAATAATTTCAAAAACTCAGCACTTTTTTAAATAAAACACAGACTTAATTGCAATTAAGTATAAAATAAATATTAACATTTTGTCCAACCACAATTACTACAAATTAAACATCCGTCTTGATAAATCATAGTGTTCTTTTGATGACATTCTGGACATTCTTGTTCTTTTGCTTCTGTACCATCATTAATATATTTTTTTACCATTCTTTTAAACCCTGATTGCCATGTTGAAAAACCTTCACCATCAAATTTAAGTGAACAAATAAGTTCGTATACATTTACAATTGGCATACCATGTCTTAATAAACCTGAAAATGTTTTTGCAATATTCCAATATTCTTTATTGAAAATTCTATTTAAACCATTTATAGTATGTTCAATTTTATCTTTATCTGTATATATAAAATCATATCTTGAACCTTCAGTTTCAGTTTTAACTTTTTTAATATAACCTTCTTCTATTCCAATAGGAACTGGAAAAGCATCTAATTTTCCTGTATACAATTCATATGGTCGACCATCATTTATACCAATAAATCCAATCCATTTTTCTTTTTGATTGATAAAACGCACTATATCACACTTTAAAAATTTAGGTCTTTTAGGAATAGTTCGAGCTCTTATATTATCAGTTAATTTTTGTTCTTTTTTATCTTTTTTAGAAATAAGTACTCCTGAACGAGATCCATCACGATAAACTGTAATACCTTTACAACCATGTTCCCAAGCAGTAGTATAAACTTTATTAACAATTTCTTCATTTGCATCTAAAGGTAAATTTACAGTAACACTAATTGAATGATCGATCCATTTTTGTATAGCACCTTGCATTTTAACTTTTTCTACCCAATCAACATCATTACTGCTTGCTTTATAATAAGGTGATTTTTCTACAATTAAATCTAATTCATTTGTTGATAAAGTTTTAATTAAATCTAAATCATATCCATTTATTTTTGCCCATTTTAAAAATTTAGAATGAAATACAAGATACTCTTCCCAATGATCGCCAACATCATCTATAAATACTGCATTTGTATCTTTATCATTAGGATTAATTTTTCTTCTACGTTTATATACAGGTTTAAATACAGGTTCAATTCCTGATGAAGTTTGAGCCATAACACTTGTTGTACCAGTAGGCGCAATTGTAAGAAGTGCAATGTTCCTTCTACCATATGTTTGAAGCATATCATCAATTATTGGATCAGCATCAATTAATCTTTTAATAAATGGATTATTTATTTCACGATTATAATCATAAATTTCAAAAGCACCTCGTTCTTTTGCTAAAAGAATTGAAGATTTATATACATCTAATGCTAATTCTTTATGAACCTTAACAGCTAATTCAGTTGCTTCTGTAGTACCATATCTTAAACCTAAAGCTGCTATCATGTCACCTTCAGCAGTAACTCCAATACCTGTTCTACGACCTTCCTCTGTTTTTCTTTGAATTTTTTCCCATAATTCAATTTCAATTCTTTTAAATTGAATATCTTCTGGATCAGATTTAATTTTAGTAAGAATTGCATCAATTTTTTCTATTTCTAAATCAATAATATCATCCATTATTCTTTGAGCATATGCTGCATGTTCTTCAAATAATTCAAAATCAAATTCTGCATCTTTTGTAAATGGATTCCTAACATAACTATATAAATTTATTGCAAGTAATCTACAACTATCATAAGGACATAAAGGAATTTCTCCGCAATTGTGTATAATTATATTATTTGCAACAAAATTATGATTTTCGCTTACTGTAATATCATATACATCTTCATTTCTAATAGGTGTAATTGATTTAATTTTAATTTTTTTAATTTTCATCTTTTAATTTTCTATTATTTTTCCAAAAGTTGATTACTTTTTTAATTGATACATTCTCTAACACGTAAGGTTTAATGTCAGTTACTAATATAAATTCTATATTTTTTAATTTTTCATTAAGTTCTTCAAATTTCCATACTTTATCTCGCCAATAACCCTTTACTTCTACTATCTTTATTATATCATTGTTATCATTGTATATAAAAAAATCTGGCCTATATTGTTTACCAAATGTTAATCTATAATTTTTAACTTCAACATCCCATTTTATACCTTTAGAATCAAGCCATTTCGCATATATGTATTCCCAACTACTTCTTAACCAAACATTCTTTTGTTTATATTCATTAAAATAAAAACCTCCTATTCCTCTAGATACACCATTAAAGGATTTAAGATTTTCTTGAACTCCTTTTTTGAAAAAAGCTGTCTTATTCTTATAATGGTTATGTGCATTTATACTTCTAGTTTCTTTAAATTTTTCAGTAACAACAGAATAACCAATTCTTCTTTTAATATTACACAAGTCAAATAAAAATTTTAACTTAGTATAAGTTACTGGTAAATTATTTAATTTTATTAAAGATTTAAAACCATATCCTAAATAATATTCTTGTTTTAAAAAATCTATAGTACTAGAATAT